ATTGTTTCTATATACACCACCATTGCTAATTGTAACACTTAAATAAGGAAGTGCATACATCATAGCGTAGTGTATTAGTATCGGCTTAATATAAGTTTCTACTAGAGTTTGGTAGTTTCCTGTTAATGTACCAGCAGTTATATCACTAATTAATTTATCATACAGCTTAGTACCTAACAATCTTTGCACCTCTATAGTTTGAGATTTGTAGAGATGTGGCAGTAATTTATCTACATCAACATTTCCGTTAGATGCTGTAAACTCTTTTATATCTTTTGCTTGTATGAATAGTACTTTAGCCATTTATATTTTTAATATTTTTTTTGCATCAGAAGAATTTTTTTTGATAGTGTTAATAGTGTCTTCGACATCATCAATTGCCTTTAATACATTTAAATCAATACCAGTATCTTTAGGTTTTATACCTAATTCTTTAGCTGTTTTGGCTATATCATCAGCAATTTTATTTATTAAATCTATATCTTCTTGTATTTGCTCTGCATAATCTTCAGCTTTTAAAAAAGAATCTTCTAATTTTCTTTGCAATACAGCAAAATTTGACAATTCATTTACAAATTCTTGCGCTGCTTTATTTAAAGTTTTATTATTACTTGTAATTCTACTTGCAACTTTATTAAAGTCTTGTACTACTCCTAACTCTACCTTCTCAGCTTTCAACTCTGCTTTCTCTTTGTTTAGTACTTCAAATACTCTTTCTATTGTTTTCATTTTTATTTTATTTTATGCGTTTGAAATATCTTTTGCTAGTTTTTCTGCTTGTTTTATATCTTGAAATAATTTTTGTAAGTTCATATCTTTAGGCGAAACACCTAATTCTTTTGCTATTTGTTCAGCTTTATTAGCGTCTTTATTAAATTCTTTTATTTCTGTTTCAATAGCAGCTGCCGTATATTTTGCTTTTGCTAATTGACTTTCTGCTGTTTCTTTAAATTTCATTATAAGATTATAATGAGTTTTAGTGTCTTGCCATAGACCTAACTTTATCTTCTCTGCCTTTAGCTCTACCTTCTCTTTGTTTAGTATTTCAAATACTCTTTCTATTGTTTTCATAACTTTCTATTTACCTGTTGGATATGCTCCTCTATCACTTCTTGTTCTTTCTGCTTTTGCAGCTCTTTTATGTCCTCTGGGTGTTGGTTTGTAAGTTTTAGGAATCTTAGTTACATTTTTATAATCTCCTAAATCGCTACTTCCTTTTTTACCTTCTAGTGCTGGTTGTATCTTCATCTTATAAAGTACTTCTTTCCAAATATGTCTACAATTTTTACCCGCCTTGAATTTGAACAAATCGAAGGTTTGATCATTGTGCATTGGTAGTTTAAATTTTTTAAATAATGATTTATCTATCATTGCTTTATTAATATCTTCTATTCTATAAACAACACCTTCTCTAGTTCTGTCCATTAAAACTTGACAAAATTCTCTTGACTTACCACCTTTACCTCTTGTTGTTCCTACGTCATATTTATACCTAACTGCATAGTACGATTTATCAAGTGTTGAACCCTTCTTTGGAATATTTGGAATAGGTGTGCTTGCTTTTTTCTCTTTAGCCAAGTGTAAAACATCATTAGCCCATTCATCAGCACTTGTATTTTCTTCGTTATATGCTCTAATGTCTGCTATCTCCCACTGAGAACTCATTACTTCCCCTTTAAGACCTTCTAAAACTGCATTATACACTTCATGAGGGTAATCTGGAGAAGATGTTTTAGAAGCCATCATTTCCATCTTAGTAAACAGATCATCTTCTTCTTTAACACCAGTTTCTTCTTCTTTTACTTCATCATTCTCAATGTCTTTAACTTCAATAAATTCTAAAGGATCAGAAGTCTTAAAGTAAAGGTTTAAACTTATGTTGTTAACTTCCAGAATTTGAGATAGTGAATCACAAATTAATTCTTGATATGGCTTTATAGTAGTGTTAGTAAATAATCTTTGAGCTGCTATAATCTCATCTTCATTAGAACCCAAACCACCACCAGACATATCTCTTAAGCCGATGAGCAAGGGTGATGTCACTCTGTGTGTTAACATGATCTTTTTACTACACTCCTCACTTAAATACTGATATAATTCAGGTGCTTGTTGTACTGGTACAGCGTCAACAGTTGCTTTTTGTTCTGCATTGTGGTTAAATGATACAATTAGTTTTTCTCCCTCTGAACCAGTCATTTGGTTTTTGATCTGGTTTTT